GGGTTATTATTTAAAAAACTGTAAATATAGGCTAAATCAGGAATATTAAAAAAAATGGTTGTTGACTTTCTTTTTAATCTATGGTTAAATTAAGTATAAGAACAAATTGAAAGGAAACAAAAATGAACGAATTACAAAAACTAGAAAAAGAATATCAAAGCAAAGAGAACGACGCAAAGCACGCTATCGAAGGTATGATGTATCTTAGAAGTAAGGGGCAAGAAAATTCAGATCTTTATAAGAATTTATTTAAGCACCTAAACAATCTTTCTAACGAAAGAGATGTGCTGTACATGCAAATAGAAAGACTATCTAAGTAATGACAATAACAACTTCTAAATCTAACACTTTGAAAGGGGGTGTTGTGGGGGTACATTGTAGATCTTGTACTTGTAGTTTCAGCAGTACAATTCCTAGAGCTATGCGACAGGCGTTGACTATACCTGCTGAAGTTCCTGCTAAGCGTGAGCGTAAAACTCATTGTCCTAGTGGCGAAACTAAATCTACTTGCGAAGTTTCTGTTTTTACTACAAAAACAAGACTTCGTATTACAACTTGTAAACCGTGTAGCGTAAAGCGTTTCGCAGATCACGGGAACGGTTGTCAAACAGTATTTTACAACTCACTAGATCTTCCGTCAGCCGAAAGGGTTGTCGTAAGATCCGTGCCGTACAAACTGTAGATCATAAAAAAATGGCGGGGCTGATCCCCCCGCCAAAGAAAACAGAAAGGGAATATGACACCAATAGAAAATATAAAGCAGATCATCGCTCATGACATTACAAGTCATGATCAGATCGATCAGATCAGACAAACTTTAGATCTTAAAGAGATAGATCTAAATTATCCAAACTTGAAAGGGGAACTATAAATGGATAAAGAAACTATGAGTAAGGAAGAATACGATAAGTTCGTTGAAGAAGGCGATTGGTTTTTAGATAGCCAAGCACCCGACTTCAATGAAAAATTAATAAAAGACATGAAAGAAAGGGGAACGATATAAATGTCAGAAAATTACAAAGTCATAGGATCCATAAGCGTTGTTGGAACTTATGATGTTGAGAAAGGTAAGTTAGATCAGGTACACAAGATCATAAGAGATGATCTAGAACTAGCTGTAAAAGAACAAGATCAGCTACAAGAAGAGATCCTGAAAGAAGGTAAGCTAACGCCAACTATCAAACAGGATTACTATCTTGAAGTATCAGACAAAACAGGTTTACTACAATTAACCTTAATGCCTAATATCACACTAGAATTTCAAGAAGTAGAATAATATTATGGAATTGAAACGCAGACTATTAGATCTTCAGACTTTCCTTCAGGGCGGATTGTCCGAAGATCTAAAGTCATGGATCAAAAAAGATGTGAACACTCGATATAGATACGACAGTATCAATGAAGGATTTCCTTCAGGCGCAGACTTAGAAAATAATACTTATCTGCGTGAGCCTGTTAAGGATCCTAGATCTATGCTATTATCAAGTCATGGCGACTTTGACACAGATCAGATCAGGAATAGCAACGAACATATCGAATAACATCACGATCGTTGATGTTTACGCTTATGTCCCCCACCGAGCCGAGCCACCTATAGCAATAGTTGGGGTGCTTGATACCTTAGAATATGATACTACTATGGCTAGGGGATCAGATAAATACTTGATCCCTGTAAGGCTTTATGTCGCTAATGTTGACGGTCAGGACAGCCAAGAAACTTTAGATCAGTTTATCAAGACTTCAGGATCCAACTCTATGAAGTCTGCAATAGAAAGCGATCTAACTTTGGGTGGTGTCGCGTCTTCTGTTAGAGTTACAGAAGTAAGAGATTACGGCGCCTTCGAGTTAAATAATACTGACTTACTTGGCGTGGAATTTGTAGTAGAAGTGATAGGATAGAAGTATGTATATAGCTACAGTAAATTTAAAAATTAAAGATAAAGAGATCCAAGCAGGCGAAAGCATTGATAAAAAACCTGCTAAGTGGTTATTAGATCAGGGACTTGTTATCAAAGTAAATGCTAAAGAATATCAAGAACAAAAAATGCAAGAGTTGAATAATAAGGAAGAAGAATAATATAATGGGTTACGGAAGATACGGATCAGGATCAGGATCAGGAACTAGAAGAAGAAGACGAAGATCAGGATCAGGAAGAAGGAAGAAATAATGAATTGTTGTGGAAGTTGTCCCGACACTTGTAAAGGCGGTCAGTAATGGCGTTTAAACACGGTAAGGACACTAAAGTATTTTTGAACAGCACCGATCTTTCTAGCTATTTAAACAATGCTGACGCTACAAGATCAGCAGACATCGCAGAAAGTACAACTTTTGGAAAATCAGCTAAAACATACATAGCAGGCGGAAAAGACGGCACTATAACAGTTGCAGGATTTTTCGACGCTACAGCAGATAGTCCTATTGCAACTAATCTCGGCACAGGTGGTCAAGAATTAGTCATGGGGATTGACGGTGTTGACGCTACTGATAGTGTAAGTTTTGGAAAAGGTAACTTTACTAATTATGGGATTTCAAGTCCTGTAGGCGATATCGTTGCTTTTAGTGCTGACTTTCAATCTGATGAAGGTATCTTTAATGGTACTGTTCTTGAAAATGCAACTGTTACAGCTACAGGATCAGGAACAGCTAGAGATAATTCAGCAAGTACAGCTAACGGGGGTGGCGCTTTTATTATCGTTACTTCTGCTAGTGGAACTAGCCCAACTTTAGACGCTAAGATCACTCATAGTGCTGATAACAGTACTTACGCTGATCTAGTAACATTTACCCAAGCAACTTCAGCAACTAGCGAAGTTAAAGCGGTTGCGAAAGGTACTACAGTAAATAGATATCTAAAAGTCGAATATACAGTAGGCGGATCTACACCAAGTTTCGCTGTTATAATTGGCTTTGGAAGAAACAATTAAGAAAGGATATAGATAAAAAATGGCTTTTGTTCATGGAAAAGATAGTGTATTTAAACTTGATAATTCAGGTGGATCACTTACAGATATATCGGCTTATGTAAATAATGTGGACTTTCCTGAAACTGCTGATGTTGCAGAAACAACAGTACTTGGGAAGGACAATAAAACTTATATTGTTGGATTGAAAGACGCGACTATTTCATTAGGCGGTCTTTGGGATAGTACAGCAGACGCAATATTCGGCGCTGTATTAGGACAATCTGCTACATTAAGTTTTGAATATTCCCCTGAAGGAACAGGATCAGGAAAAGTTAAATACACAGGCGAAACAATATTAACAAACTATGCTATTTCTAGCCCTGTCGGCGATGTGGTTGCTTATTCAGCAGATCTACAAGTTTCTGACGCGGTTACTAGAGGTACACACTAAATAAATAGATAGGACGCACAATGAGTGAAAATCTTAAAAGGCTAAGTCGAGAAGACATCTTAGGTCTTCCTGATGTGCCTGAAAAAATAATAAATATTGATGAGTGGGGCTTTTCGATCAAGATTAAAGGTATGTCAAAAGGTATGGCTGTTAAACTTGGTCGATTGCTCAAAGATACTGAATTAGACGCTTTTGAATATCAAATACATCTTTTAAAAGAGTGCGTAGTAGATCCTGAATTAGATGATGATCTAATAGATAGTCTTTACGAGAAAGATAGCAAGATAGTCGATCAGATCTTTGTAGAAATCAACAATTTAAATGGCTTAGGGGGTACGGCGGAAGACGCCGATCAGTTTTGATCTAGATACCGATCTAGCCTTTTCTTTTCGTTTAGCCCGTGATCTAAGCATGACGGTAGGCGAGTTGCATAGTAAGATGAGTGCTAAGGAATTTAATGAGTGGGCTTATTTCTATTTATGGGAAAAGAAAGCCCGCGATAAAGCCCAAGCACTCGCAGACGCAGAAATGAAGAAGAAAAGGAACAGACGATAAATGGCTGTATCAAATATAGTTTTAAACATAATAACTAAGGGTGCTGATCTAGCTAAAAGACAATTAGACGGGATCGGTAAGTCGGGCGATAAATCTTCTAAGGGTTTAGGTAAATTCGGAAAAGCTATGGGCGTTACTGCTGTTGCAGGCGCAGTAGCTATGGCGAAAGCTCTATCGAGCGCGACTAAACAATTCATGGAATTTGATGACGCTATGACACAATCATTAGCGATCATGAACGCTACTGAAGAACAGCAACGCCGTATGGAACAAACTGCTAGAGAAGTTGCGATTACTACTTCCTTTTCAGCTCAACAATCAGCAGAGAGCTTTTTCTTTCTAGCGTCCGCAGGTTTAGACGCAGAACAACAGATCCAAGCACTTCCCCAAGTTGCTAAGTTTGCCCAAGCAGGTATGTTCGATATGGCTACTGCTACTGACTTGGCTACTGACGCACAATCCGCATTAGGTCTTACTGTTAATGACGCACAACAAAACTTAGAGAACTTAACTAGGGTAACTGATGTATTAGTCAAAGCTAACACCTTAGCTAACGCAAGTGTTCAGCAATTTTCTGAGGCTCTTACATCTAAAGCAGGATCCGCGTTAAAGGTTGTTAATAAAGATATTGAAGAAGGCGTCGCTGTTCTTGCTGTCTTTGCAGACGCAGGTGTTAAAGGTGCCGAAGGTGGCGAGAAGTTAAATCAGGTTTTAAGAGATATTCCAAGAGCTACAGCGAAGAACGGGGAAGAGTTTAGGAAACTTGGACTAGAAATGTTTGACGCTGAAGGCAATATGAGAAATGTTGCTGACATAGTTGAAGAGCTTGATCGTGTACTTAAACCTATGTCCGATGAACTTAAAGCAAGTACATTAGATCAGTTAGGTCTTAATCGTGGTGTGGCTGACGCGGTTAAGATCTTATCAGGATCAACAGATAAGATCAGAGAATATGAAAGCGCTCTTAGAGATAGCGGGGGAACAACTCAAGAAGTTGCAGATAAACAGATCACATCTTTATCACAACAAGTTGGACTAGCAGGCGACAAGTTTGCAGAAATAGGATTAATACTAGCTGATAAGTTTGCACCTGCATTAGAAGACGCAATCGGATTAGGTAATAGATTTCTAGATGAAGTAATTTTAAGACTTAAAGGCGACGCACCTGTAAAGAGTATTGAAGAACAAGCACAAGCAATAGCGATGTTAAGTGGTGCTTTCGCAGGTGCTATGGGTGGTGGATCCCCTGTAGTTAACTTTGTAGAGCAACAAGAAAGATTAGAAGAGATCCTAAGATCACAACAAAACGCCAATCTTTTAGAAAATTACGCAAGTAATACTTCTTATCTTTCTTCTGAAATAGAAAGAGCTAACGCGATCCAAAGAGATCAGATCAACAATGCTCATAGATACGAAATAGAACAAGATAGATTAAATCACACAATAGAAACAGCTACAGAAGTTACAGAAGATCTAAACGACGCAGAAGAAGAATTAGTTGCATTAAGAAACGAAAAAGGTTTAAGCGCATTAAACAAAGTGCTTAAAGCATATCAAAAGATCGAAGATATAAAACAAAACATCATAGATCTAGAAACAGAAGAACAAGATAGATTAGATAGTTTAGAAGACGCCCAAACTGATCAAGAAAAAGCAATTAAAGCAGTTGAGTTAGCTGAACAGGAATTAAATAGACAAAAAGAACTAAGTAAACAAGTTACATTAGAAGAAGAAATCGCGATCCTAAGACAAGCTGACGCGGTACAAAGATTATCAGATATAGAAGAAAGATCTACGCTACAGAATAAAGAACTAGAACTAGCTAAAAGAAGACTAGAAGAAATAACATTAGCTAGCACTTCAGCTACTAGAGAAGAAGAGCAAGCAGAACAAGATCTGATCAGAGCGCAGGAAGATGTCGAAAGAGCTACAAAAGCAGTTGAAAAAGCTACTGATGATTATAGAACTGCTAAAGAAGAATTAGCTAAAGCAACTGACGACAGTACAGAAAACTTATTAGAAATGGCGATTGCTAAAGCTGAACTAGATAAAGCATTAGCAGACGCAAGCGCTTTAGGAACTTTTGAACAATTAGTAGGACTTATGGCTGACAAAGTTACAGGCGATCTAGATCGTGTTATGAATAAATTTGGCGAAATATTTGCTTTATCAGGAAAACCCGTAGATCTTGGAACTACAGGTGGTACTGTTCCCGCTCAAAAAGCCTTCGATCCTACAGGTGCATTAAAAGACGAAACACCTTTTGTAAGTAGTGGCGGTGTAGGTGGTTTTGCAGGATCTATGTTAGCAACTAGCGGATCAGTAAGTATTAATGTTACAACAGGTGCAGTACTTGGAACTGAACAAGATGTAGAAAATGCTGTTGCTACTGCAATAACAAAAGCACAACAGCGCGGACTTTCGATTGTCTAATGTCAGTAGCTTTTGATAGTAATGTCGATATAACCGTAGAAATCGGATTTGATAGTGATCCTTTTGATGAAAGTCAATCCTTTACAGATGTAAGTCAATATGTAAGACAGTTTACAACTAACAGGGGAAGAGTAAATGAACTAGGTCAGTTTGGTGCAGGATCAGCACAAATATTGCTTTCAAATACAGATAATAGGTTTAATCCTAGTCAGACTACTTATTATTATGACAGCGCTAATTCTAGATCTAAAATACAGCCACTTAAAAGAGTTAGGATCAGCGCTACTTATAGTTCAAGTACTTATGTTTTATTTGAAGGATTTTTAGATACAATTCCTGTAGTTTTTACTGCACAGGGACAGGATAGCGTCGTAACTTTTAGAGCAACTGACGCATTTAAAATCTTTCAATCAGGTGTTTTAGACAGTAGATCTTGGCGTATCGGTCGTGGTGGATTTAGTGAATTAGGACAATCAACTAGATTAGGTTATGAAGATCTTACAGAATTATCTTCTGATCGTGTTACTAGGATCCTAAATGCAGTAGGTTTTCCTAGTAATAGAAGAGATGTTTTAACAGGTACG